AAGTTATTGCCTGTTTCTTTAACAGTCTTGATGCCGTCGTTTAGCATTTTCAAAGCGCTTAGTACAGCTACTACTTCACCGATCATCAGTCTTGAAACTCTGAGTCTGACGGCACCCACTTCGGAACGCAATGCGCTTTAACTGGGCTTCCATAGCGCAAGCTGTCTTTTGGGGAGCGCAACCCGTATTGGAATATACGGGCATACGTCCAGCATTTATAAGCGCTTCTGAACACCATGTCCTGCTCTTGGCCGTAGTTGTCTTGGCCCACGGCTACCACTAATATAAAGGCTAAAACCATCTACAATTTTATTGGCCCCCAAATGCCTGCTCTAGCGCACTTCGCATATCTGTAGGGTCAGGAGAGCTAGCTTGAGAAGCCCCTGCTCTGGGGATAGACACTGTGGCGTTTTGCTTTTGTTGTATAGCTTGGTTATTTTGCGCTGCTGTCTGGCCGCCTTGCCGCTGCTGTAGTATCTGCTGTATGTCCGGCCTTAGCATTAGCGCTTTATCATAAGCCTGCTTGTAGTCCATAGGCTCATTACGGTTAGCTGCTATGGTCATCATATCTGACATATCCCCTAACAAGTCCCCCGCAAACTCATTTGAATTCATAAAAGTCTGCAAATTCTGCTGCTCAGTTTGATACTGGGCTTGCTGGTTACTAGTTTGCTGGGCTTGCTGGTTCTGCATAAACTGTTGAACAGGCGCTAGCTGTTCACTTAGGTAGTTTTTAAGGCTTGCTTCTGGCTCATTAGCTGCTGCACTAGCGTTATTATTGATTCGGCCAGACAACGCAGTGTCCAGCGTAGCTACATCAATACCGTATTGCTCTATGATCTTAGCTACCGTTTCAGCTTTGCTTTCGGTAGTGCCTTGCATAAGCTCTGCTGCGGTGCCCATTAGGTCTTTTACTGCGTCCATTGGGGCTACGTTGTTTGCTCTCATAAGGCCGTCGAACGGGGCCATGTTGTTTACAAACTCGGTATAGAAATGCTTAGACTCCGCCGACTGATTCATTACGTTTTGTATTTCGCTTTCCCGCTTTTGGACTTGCGCTTGCACCGCAGGGTCTAAATTAGCCCAGTGTTCTCGTTCCGCTGCGCCCCAGCTTTGAGGCGGCTTTGCAGGCCCGCTAACTTCTGCTTCTACTGCTGCCGACTCAATTTCAGGTTGATCTACAGGCTCTTGAGGCGGTTCGGCCACAGGCTCTACGCCCGGTAAGTCTAGCTGTTCAGGTTCTTCATCTTCATGGGCAGCAAACGCTTCTGCTAGGTCTGAACCCATGTCGGTGTCCTCTGCGTCTGGTATGTCTGCAAAGATATCTGGGGTAAAATCGTCGTCGTTGTTAGCCATTATTAATACTCTCTGTGGTATCCGCTTGATGAAGCTCGTTCTATGGCGTTGCGTATTTCCGCCACTCGCTCCTTTCTAGTTCCGCCTGCCTTAATATTACCGGCGCGGGCCATTTCTCTTGATGTTTTTTCTTTTAGTGAATCTAAGTCGTTTGTAACTCCGTGGCGACGGTTGTGTTCTACCAAAACCGGACGGCTAGATATGATAGTTCCATCAATAGGACTAACAAAAGCGTCCACATCCATATGAATTGCAGCCGAGCGATCCATAGCTCTTTTTGGCTTTTCAATCCATCCCTTCTTGGTTCCTTCTCCCGCCTCATCAAATTCTACAAACCTCCAGACGTATGCAGTCATTAATCCTCCTCTTTTTCCATAGATAACCTAGTTCTAGCCTCTTCCACTCGGATTGCTTCGTCGGCTTTGTGTGTTTCACGAATAAGGAATTGCTCTGTCTCAAAGCGCTCTTCAGTAGTGTTTGCTTCAAGCTGAGCTTGCTCTTTATTCATATCTTGCTGAATGTCGGCCTGCTTTTCTTGAATCTTAGATTGAAGCTCCGCTTGGATACGCTGCATGTCTATTTGAAGCCCTTGCTGCTCTAGCTGCATAGCTCCTTGATTCTTAGTTTGCTCTAGCTGCATCTGCGCTTCTGCCTTACTTTGCTCTAGCTGCATTTGCATTTGTAGCTTTTGCATTTCTGGGTCTGGCTGCTCTTCTTCTGGCTGCTGTGCTTGCTGGGCCATCTGATCAATTGCCCTGTCTATAACGCCTTCTATGTCTTGAGAGCCTTTGAATCCTGCTAACCCCCATTTGAGCATTTCCATCAGCATGGGTGCTGCTGCCGGCTCTTGCTCAATTATGGGGCCGCTAGACTGCAAGAACTGAGACACTGCCAAAAGATACTCAGTACGCTCCTGCTTCAGCGCAGCAAAATCGACCATAGCTACTGACTCTGGCCTTACTTTAACTCGCCATATTAGCTCGCCCCCATTCTTTATAAGCTCAATAGCCGCTTGTATCAGCGCTTGATCTTTGCCGTCTGGGGTATTAAGGATGTTACTTTGCTTAACAATCTGCTCTGGAGAGAAGTGTTTAGATATTATCTCTGCTCGTAGGCGTATCAAATCTGTCGCGTAAGTAGAGAACTCGTCTTGCAGGGCAGATATCCTAACTGACGAGAACCTAGCCTCTAGCGCCCTCTCTGTGGCGCTGACGGGGCCTCCTGCGGTCGCTGCTGCGCCTCGCATAATGTCCGACATACCAGAAACCTCAAATAGCTGAGATTTACAGTCGTTTCGTCTAGCAATTAGCTGATTTAAAACTCCAGCTATAGTCTCTATAGGTAACCAATCTATCACCCCTTTCATCCCGCCGTTTTCACTGAACACCGCCCAGTTATCCACAGGAATCAAATCGTTCTCTACCCCTTCTACCAACATGCGTTTCACGCCGTCGATAGCAGAGTTATACACACCTACAGCCTTAACGGCTTGAGTGAGCATAGCAATTCGTGTTTCTAAGTTGTCTATTTCGTTGTATAGGTCTTGCGCCATCGTAAAATCGGGGATGGGCATATACGCAGAAGTAGTTAAGTTTGACGCCATTGGGCGAGGCACCGGGAAAAACCCAGTTAGCTCAAAAGGGTCGGGTTTTACGTCTAATAGTCGGTCGTAATCCGCGCAGTACCAGACAACTTGTTTCTTGTCCTTATCCCAAATTTCCCAAACCTCTCCTCGTTTAAACGAATCAGAGGATTCTTCTTGCAAAAGTTCGTCTTCAACGATGCGAGTAGTCTTGGTAAGGGGTATGGCGCTGCCTATTTTCTCTCCAAAGCGTTCTACAAGCTGGTCGCGGGTCATCATTTCCTTAAAACCAAACCAACGTAGCTCAGACCAAGTCCTACAAGGACTCCAAGCGCAGTCGCGCCAGTGTACATAGTCCAGAGGCGCTCGTTCTGAGGTGATTACCTCTTCAGAAAACCCTTCAGCAAGCACTTGACCGTTCATATCTAGTTGCGCGGCTGTTTCTCTGACTTCTTTGTCCATTTCGTAGCGAACACGCGATACGCCAAGGCCGGTAATAAGCCTATCTTGCAAATTTAGCTTTAGAGAAGTCGAATATTGATCGTCTGGCTTGCCGATGTCTGCCTGCAACATGCGCTGTAAGATCATAGCCGCAACTCTTGCAGCGTCGTCTGAAAAGTCAGTGTTACGACGATCTAGGGTTATTTCTGGTAGCTTGCCAAACATCATGGCTTGAGTGGTCTGGATATTGGAATAGAACAGATTTAGCTGAAAAGTAAAGTTCTCTGTATCTGCTCTGTCACCGCCGGTATAGCGGTTAACGACGCGGTTTGCCCGTTTGTGCCACCGTTCTTGGGCTTTTAGCCCCGCTTTTAGTTCTATTTCCCAAAAAGCCTTTTGATCGTTTGGTGTTTTGTATTCTGCGCGGCTGTCAATTGAACCTTGAATGTCTGCGGCCATGCTAATGTCTCCGTCTGGCGATTGAGAGAACGGGAGCTTTCTCATTCTCTTCAAATAGTTGATTTAGCGTGTATTTCGGCATGTAGTCTATCGGTTCCTTGGGTTTTTGGGTACTTACCCCCGGCGTTCTCGCTACAAGCGCCATATACCGGAACGAATCAGACCCGTTTGAAGCCCAATCATGCAATGGTTTGTTCTGATATGCCTTACTTAGCTCAGAATACTGCCTTTTATAAGCGCGTAGTGCTTCTAGCCCCTTATCCGTTTTTGAATCGAACCGACACATAGGTAGCATCAGTCGAGAAGCGTCTATTCCTTGCTGGACGGTAAGGTAGGGGACAATCTCGCAGTTAAACCCGGCGGTGAGTAGCTGCTCGACCGTCCCCCGGCCTGTTTGGAGCGTTCTTTGCTTGGCGTCGTGAGGCAAATACAGTTTTTCAATGGGAAACTGCTTTCCGAAAAGTAGCTGGACGTAAAAATCAAGCGGTTTACCGTGATGCTCTTCATAATCAATAAGATCAACGAAGTTACCGTGATCTTGCCAAAACCACAGCGCCGTAGAGTCACTAAAGCCAAGATCAGCGGAAACATATACGGGTTTGTTTGGCGTGAACAGATTTGTAAGGTGTGCCCGGTTCTGCTGCTCTGATGCCTGTATATCTTCCGCGTAGTAGGTTCCCAATACAGCAGATGTGAAATCGCATTCAAATTCTTGGTCATACTGGGCTTGCTCCATCTGGTTGTTCATTTCTTGGAGGTCTTCTATCCTTAGAAGCCCAGAATCCGACGCTTTTAAGGTCATTTGAAACCATGAGTTGTCTTTTTTGGCCCTTTCGTTAATTTCGTAAAAGTGATTCTTGCCTTTCGGCGTTCCGATGAACACTGCAAACCCTTGACGGTCAGCTAGTGTGGGTAGTATTACCTCGGCCCACAAACTTGGGCGACAATCACCATATTCATCAAGAACAACGCCGTCCAGATAAATACCCCGTAAGGCATCTGGGTTATCAGCACCGTATAAGCTAATCCAAGCACCGTTAGGAAGAACAACCCGAAGATCACTCTCCCTAGTCTCCACTGCAAAGTATTTAGTGACTTCTTTGAGATAAGACCACGCAACATCCTTAGCCTGCCTATAGAACGGAGCAATATAGGCGTAGCGAGCATTCTTCTTTCCTGTATATAGAGCGCGGAGTACCAGTTCGTTTACACACGCCACTGTCTTCCCGGCTCGACGGTGGCAGACAAGACACGCGAACCGTTCTTCCCTCTGATGGAACGGAAGGAATTGTTGACGCGGTTCATAGTCGAGCTTTAGCTCAGTCATTTAGTCGAGTGCGCCTCGCGGGAGCAAGTTGTTGTTGATGACGATGATGTCAGGCGCTTTTTTGTCTTCTTTGTAGACGCCTTCTATGCGGTTCAACTCCTGCATAGCGGTCAGCGCGACTCTGTCGTCTTCTCCAAAGTTATCTAGCACCATCTGCCCAATCATATGCTTACGAATCTGTAGCGATAGCCCGTCATGGTGCTGATCTAAGTGTCTTAGTGTGCGGAGCAGTGCAATTACGTCGTTCCTGTTAAGTATCTGGCTTACAGTGCCGGTTGCGTAGCCTAACTTTTCGGCAATCTCTACGTTTGTTTCGCCTCTTAGGTGCAGCTTGGCTGCTTTTACATGCTTGGGCGTCATACACGCGGCTTGATCCACTATAACTCGTTTAATAGCTTGCTCTGACTTGACGTAAGGCTGGTTTGACGGGTGATAGG